CTCACACACACGCCCAACAGCACTGTGGCCAGCAGCACAACGGCTGTTGCAGGCAATCTGACAGTCGGTGGTGATCTGACGCTGGGGTCAGGCGCTGTCATCAGCGAGGCTGAACTAGAGGCCATTGACGGCGTTACAGCAGGCACTGTGGCGGCATCCAAGGCCGTCATTGTTGACAGCAACAAGGACATTGCCAGCTTCCGCAACGTGACGCTGACTGGCGAGTTGGATGCTGGGTCACTGGACATCAGCGGCGATGCCGACATTGACGGCACGCTTGAAGCTGACGCCATGACGCTCAACGGCACGGCGATCACGACCACCGCCACACTGTCTACCGGCATTTCAAACAACAACGTGCCGATCTTTACCAGCGGCGTGGCTGATGATGATTTCTTGCGCGTGACTGGCACGGCCATTGAAGGCCGGTCTGCATCTGAAGTGCTGTCTGATATCGGGGGTCAAGCCAGCCTAACATTCGGCATCAGCAATACCAACGCAGTCAAAATTGATAGTGCATCCGTTGCAGATGATGAATATGCCCGGTTCACCGCTAATGGCTTAGAAAGCCGGTCAAATAGCGAAGTGCTGTCTGACATTGGCGCAGCACCGGCTGCTGGTAGTTCAAACATCGTCACAACTGGCGCATTGAACAGCGGCAGCATTACCAGTGGCTTTGGCAGCATTGATAATGGTTCTAGCGCTATCACTACTACAGGCGTTGGTTCCTTTGGGTCACTGGATATCAGTGGTGACATAGACGTAGACGGAACCACCAACCTAGATGCTGTAGACATCGACGGTGCTGTTGATATGGCATCAACATTAACGGTATCAGGCGCATTTACATCACGCGGCATCGACGACAACGCTGATGCTACTGCCATCACGATTGATTCGTCAGAAAATGTGGGCATCGGCAGCACTAGCCCCCAAGCCGCAAAGTTTGGTAGTTCTCTCAATCCTATTGTCGAAGTAAAAGGCACAAAACCTGTTGTAAGTCTGACGGAAACAGATGTTAGTAATTCAGAATCTGCAATAGGTCTTGCTGGCGGTATCACTTACATCACCAATACAGGTGGAGCAAAAATTATCTTTGCCACAGGTGCTTCAAGCTGGACAGAACGGGCAAGGATTACAGACAACGGCATCACCTTCAACGGCGACACGGCGGCGGCAAATGCGCTGGATGACTATGAGGAGGGGAATTGGACGCCTACTGATGCAAGTGGCGCAGGATTAACATTAACTCAAATAGGATCAGGCGCAACTTATGTAAAAATAGGTAGGTTGGTAATTTGTCAAGGTGATATTGTTTATCCAACCACTAGCGATTCAAGTGGTGCAAAAATTGGTAGTTTACCATTTACCACAACAACAAAAGCTGGGGGCTTTTCAATGTATCATAATGGCTCTGAGGGTAGCTTAGCATTTAGAAATGAAACTAGCACTACTAATATGTTGGTCACTTTAGGGTCAAATCAAGACAGCAGCGTTTCTAATGCAAATCTTAGTGGTGACAATATTCAGTTTACATTTATGTATCAAGTTTAACCACCCCTGTTGGATCACAGGGTAGTCAGTCCAGCCAAAGGAGATAAAAATGCTAACAGAAGAAACAGTACAAGACAAAATCGAAATCGTAGGCGACTACAAGCACGTTCAAGTACGCACCGCAACAGTCATCAAGCGTGACGGCGAGGAAATCAGTCGCAGCTTCCACCGGCATGTTCTGCAATGCAGCACCAAATCAGGCGACACTTGGGGCGACACCGACATCTCTAGCGAAAGCACTGAAGTGCAGGGCATCTGCAACGCCGTGTGGAGCGATGCTGTGAAGACAGCGTATCAAGCTGCGATGGATGCACAAAGTGTCTAAGCCTACCGTCACATCTGTCCAGTCTCAGATCGACACGCATGAGGCGGTTTGTGCTGAGCGATGGAAAGAAACCATCCTTCGCATTAAGCGCATTGAGGCAACCATGATTGCCACTGCTGGGACGACAATCATCCTGTTGATTGGCATCATTGTAAGCCAGTGATCCATGCGTTTTTGCTGTTCGTTTTTCTGACAAAAGATGACGGCACCAAGCGCTTAGTTTCTAACGATTTATATTTCCGCAATCTTGATGAGTGTCTTTTGTTTTCGCAGAAACTGGCGAAACAGGGCGACATTGTTACGTCCTATTGCCTGCCAACATTAGCCGATCCAGAAAAAGTTAAGGTTTACTGATGCTTGCCGAATTGGCGGCTGCTAATGCGGCCTATAAAATTATCTCCACCACTTTGAAAAACACTGGTGAGATTGCGCGCGCTGGCAAGGCAATTGGCGATCTGATGTCGGCCAAAGAAGAATTGCAACGTCGAGGTAATAAGAAGCGAGCGCGGGGTGTGGGCGGCAATGACCTACAAGAATTCCTTGCCTTAGAAGAGATAAAACAACGTGAAAATGAAATAAAGCAAATGCTGATATTGAGTGGTCGCCCAGGCTTGTGGCGCGACTATCAAAAGTTTTGTGAAGAGGCCAGAGATGGTAGGGCCAAGGCAAGAGCGCAAGCCATCAAACGCCGTAAGAAGATGATCGAACAAATCGGGAATGTCGGCGTAGTCATTGTCATTATCTCTGGCTTGATTGGCGTCGTTGTCTGGGGGCTGTGGATCAGAGGCGCGTTTGCACAAGCACAGAACGATCTGACCGTATGCCGTCTGATCAAATGCGTGAAGGTAGACAAAAAAACTGAGTTTTGCGTCTACAGGGGCGCTCATAATACACAAGAAATTCTTAGTTTCTCGCTAGAGTTCCCGCGTGAATACAAGCCACGCGAGTATTTGTGCCAGTGGGAAATTGATCAGCCGCCACCACCAAACATCTATGATGCATTGAAAGCGATCAAGGACAGCCAGAAGTGAACCGCATCATTTTTGGTGCAGACGATTATCTAAAATCGTGGGCGGCAAAGCGCATTGGCATTGATCAGTTTGGGCCAAGCGTGGCCATAGGTGTGCAGCGTGATGACCAGATCATCTGCGCCGCGATTTACCATGACTTGAGAGAAGGGCAGATCGAGGCGTCTCTGGCTGCTTCCTCCCGGCGCTGGGCGTCCCGATCTGTCCTGCACACGCTGTTTGCGTATCCGTTCAAGCAAGTCGGGGCGCACCGGCTACTGGTGCAGTGCAGTGAGGCCAACGACAAGGCAATGAAAATGAATAGGCAGCTAGGCTTCACACAAGAGGGCAGGCTGCGGCATTTGCATGGCGCAGATGATGGCATCCTGTGGGGAATGTTGAAGGACGAATGTAAATGGATAAAGGGCTAAAATAATGGGCAAGTCATCACCAGCACCACCTCCAGTTCCTGATCCTAACGAACTGATAAACGCCCAGGCAAACGCAAACCGCATCACGCAGTTTACTCCCTATGGCAACCTTTTGTTTGGTTCTGTCGGAGATCGTGGGCAGTTCGTTCAGGGTGCAGTGCCAGAAGACGGGCAGGCGGCAGCATTCACGCAAGAAACGCCGTTTCAGGCGCAGATGCGTGCGGCGACTGAAGGCACTGGGCTGGGCCTTGGCAATCTGGCATTCAACCGTGTCACAGGCCGACAAGTGGTTGGTCAGAACGCTGATGGATCGCCAATTTTTGCTGATGATCCTGATTTCCAGAACCCGTTCAGAACCGCGCCCACTTTATCGGATATATCAGCGGCACAAGAAACAGACCCGTTTGCTCAAGGTCAGAATCTACAGACATTCAATCAAGGCATATCGGCTAATGTTGGCACAGATGCAGACGGCAACCCCATAACCGCTGCGCTGCCTACAAGTATAAACACAGACAACTTGACTGCTTTGACAACCGATCCAGAGGCGTTTCGCAATACGATTGAAACAACTCTCTACAACCGCCAGCTTGGCCTATTACAGCCAGAGTTTACGCAGCAGCGTGAAGCGCTTGAACAGAACCTGGCTGATCGCGGCATTCCAATCACTTCACAGGGCTACAACGATGCTGTGAACCGCTTGGAGACACAGCAAGGTGAACAGCTTGGACGGCTGGCACAGCAGGCGACACTGGCGGCAGGGCAGGAATCTGACCGGCTGGTTAATCAGGCACGCAACATCAGGGCGCAGCAATTTGGTGAGCGTGCAGCGACTGGTGAGTTTGGACTGGCGGCGCAGGGTCAGGCTTTTGGCCAAGATGCGGCCAATGTTCAACTGCAAAATGCAGCCAGACAGCAGCAAGTGGCTGACCAGCTACTTAGCAATCAGATCGCCAATCAGGCACGCCAGCGGCAGATTGCAGAGCGCACAGCCCTGCGCGGTCAGAACTTTAACGAACTGGCAGCACTGTTGGGTGGCCCACAAATACAGCAGGGCAGTTTCTTTGCACCTGGCGGCATTGATACGCAGGGCGCGTTTGGCGCACAGATGGCTGCACAGCAAAACGCTTATAATCAGGCGATGCAAAGCCGTTCAGCAAATCTTGGCGGCTTGTTCGGTCTGGCTGGCAATCTTGGTTCAGCATACTTGCTTTCATAGGGGTGATTGATGGCACTTAATCCTAGACAAATGCTTGGGCTGGGCAACGCACGCCCATCAATGCGCTACCAGCAACTGAACCAGTCATTCCAGTCCGATCCACGCCGCATCCTTGGCCAAGCGCTGATGGGGCAGGGTGCAAGCACCGCGCCGGTCAGGACGCCCCTGCAAGGGCTTGGCAGGCTGTCCAGCGCACTGGTTGGCGCGTATCTTCAGCGCAAGGCTGGTGATGCACAAGTTGAGCGTGAAACCGCAATGACAGACCAGATCATGGGTATGTTGGGGCCAAATGTTGCACCGAATGTTCGCGCCGCTGTTGCTGCCAACCCAGCAGCCGCCCAAACGGCCATGCTTGCAGCACAGTTTGCGCCAACCACCTCATCTGAATTGGCTACTCTTGGCGACTTTACTGGTGTGAGAACCACACAGACCAATCCGATTACTGGCGCAACATCCAGTAGCATCGGCAACTTGGTTCAGCCGCGTGCAGCAGCCAAACCACTGGACAGTTTTCGTCCTTTAACTGCTGCTGAAATTGAATCTTACGACCTGACCGCAGATGAGGCACAGAATTTCCAGATTAATGAAACCACTGGCAGACTTGTAAGCCCACGCGGTGCTGCCCCAACAGTAAATGTTACAAATGCACCCACCTTGGCTGGTGAAACGGAATTTGCAAAAGGCATTGCCAAGGCTCAAGTCAAACAGCTTGAAACTTTAACTGAAAAAGCGAATTTGTCCGCTGAAAATGAAGACGCGATAAATTCAATTCTAAGCCTTTACAACCGGGTTGAAAGTGAAGGCTTGGATTTGTCTGCTTTGACTGGCCCCGGTGCAGACTTAAAACTGAACCTAACGGAAACACTCGCAAGTATAGGTGGGTTGTTCGGGTTTGATTTGGATGAGTTGGGCATTGATGCTGAAAAAATAACGGACCAGCAAACTTTGCGTGCTGCATTCAACAAACTTAGCTTGGAAATGACCAAGGTTCTAAAGGGCGCAATCTCTGAAAAGGAATTGGCTGTGGCGCAACGGGCCACTGCTAATTTCGGCAACACTCCAGAAGCAAACAGAATGATTCTGCTGACGCAAAGGGCAGCGGCGGCAAAAGCGCGTGCGGTAGAGAATGAGGCGTTTAGGTACATTGAGGCCAACGGGAACCTCGGCAAAGGCTCATTAGATGGTGAGGAGTACAACAGCTTCACTCAATACCAACGTAAGTTTGTGAACAGGGACAAAGAGTTTGTCATCAAACAGGTCATCCCAGAAATCAACTCTTTGAGTGAGATGAAAGCGTTGGTGAAAATAGCTGGTGGTCTAAATAATTTGTCTGATGAAACAGTGCAATTAATGGATGAAAGACTGGGGACATTTTAATGAGCCAAGAAGCAAGGGATCGTCTTTCAAATGCGTTGGATACAGCGCCTGAAACAATGGGCAATGCTAGTGGCAGCGCGTTCACTGATTACAGGCGTGCAGCATTCCAAGGCTTGTCGTTTGGTTTTGCTGATGAGATAGAGGCGGCTGTTAGGGCCGCTTTTGACAGTGGCAAAACATATACAGAGGTTGTCAAAGATGTTCGCGGCCAAATTGACAGTTTCAGAGATCGCAACCCGGCTGCTGCATATAGCACAGAGATAGCAGCGGCTGTCCTGCCAACTATTGCAGCAAATTTCATACCGGGTCTTGGCCAAGCCGCTACCGCTGGCCGCGCCAAACAATTAGCAACCGCCGCTGGCTTTGGGTTTGCTGGCCCAAAAACATTACGCACAGCGCAAGTGGCTGGCACCAGCGGAGCGCAGGGCGCTTTGTATGGATTTGGTGCCGCTGAAGGCAACCCAGCGGAGCGCCTGCCCAGTGCCGCAGCTTCTGGTGTGATGAGCGCGGTGGCTGGCCCTGTGGTTGATAAAGTTGCACCAGCAGTCACCGGCGCGGCACGCGACTTGATCCGAAAGGGCGTTCCAGTGACGCCGGGGCAGGCTGTTGGTGGCTCTGGCTTGCTTGGCACAGCCGTAAAAAAAGTGGAAGAAGGCATTGCTGACAATGTGCCGGTGATTGGGGACGCAATAAGAGGCGCGTTTGATCGTGCGACGGTGGGCTTCAATCGTGCGGCTGTCACAGAAGCCTTGGCACCTTTGGTGGCCAAAATTCCAAAGGACCTTGAAGGACGCGCCCTAATCGGTTTTGGCAATCGATTGCTCCGCACCCAATACCAGCGCACTTTAGGCAAAATGAAAATTGACAACGTGCTGCCATTAGCCAGCGAATTAGACACGATCACGAAAGATTTGTCTGAAGACATTGCAAAAGACATCAATGGCCGCGTCAATCGTTACATCATTCAAAAATTCAAAAATGGTGTAATGACGGGTGAAGAAATAAAAAAAGCACAAACCTTTTTGCGCCGCGACATTGAAAGATTACAACGCGAAGGCTCTGAACTTGCCGCAAGAAAAGCAGATGCGTTGATAGACATACGCAATGTGTTTAGTGCGGAGTTGCAGAAAACAAATCCTGATCTTGCCCCAGTGTTGAACAACATCGACAAGGCATATGGCAATTTCAAAATTGTTGAAATGGCCGGTGTGCGGACAGTTGCTGATGAATCTTTCACGCCGGGGGATTTGTTGCAGGCTGTAAAACGCAGCGACAAAGGCAAAAACAAATCAAACTTTGCTGCCGGTGAAGCGCGGATGCAACGGCTTGCACAAGCAGCACAAGATGTGATTGCTCAAAGGACAGCTAACAGTGGCACACCCCAAAGATTGCAAGCAGCCAGAATAGCAACTGGGGTCACATCAGGTGGTTTACTCACACAGGCTGATCCTTTCACATTGGGTGGCGCACTGCTTTCACCGTTGGCCTATTCCCAAGCTGGGGTGCCAATAGCCAGAGAGGCCATCGGCCTTGGTGGTCGCGCCATGCGTGCGGCGGTGCCAGCCGCCAGCGCCAACACCACAGAGATTAGCCGCGAAATGCTAGCAAACATTTTGCGGAACTAAATGGCCCAGAAAAAGCTGGAGAGGTCGAGCGAGTTTGAGCGCTACGATCTTGATAATGATGGTGTAGTCACGGACGCAGAGATTGAACGCGCCCGTGAAATCCGTGAGACAGAAGATAAAAGCCGCAAGCACTTGGCGCAGCTACGGCTAGCCAGATTCGCACTGATGGGCATGGGCGTTTACACGATTCTGCTGTTCATGCCGTTCATACCAGACACGCGCATCAAACTACTAAGTGAGGTCAGCCCACTGCTCTACATCAGCTTGTCTGGTGTGGTGGGTGCCTACATGGGCTTCACGCAAATGGGAGACAAAAAATGATACAGGCACTTATTGGGCCAGTGACTGGCTTGCTGGACAAGTTCATTGAGGATAAAGACCAAAAGGCGCGGCTGGCGCATGAGGTCGCCACGATGGCACAGAACCACGCCCAAGAGTTGGCGAAAGGCCAGCTTGAAATCAACAAGGCTGAAGCACAGCACCGCAGCATCTTTGTCGCTGGGTGGCGTCCTTTCGTGGGCTGGACATGCGGCATTGCCTTGGCTTGGCATTTCGTGTTGGCACCCCTGACCATGTTTGTTTGCGCCTACATCGGCGTCACCATTCCAGAGTTGCCCACCTTTGATATGTCGTCATTGCTGACCGTGCTAATGGGCATGCTGGGCCTTGGTGGACTACGCACATTTGAAAAGACCAAGGGTATTGCAAAATGAATATTGATGTTTTGCGTGAGCAAATTGCCAGTGACGAAGGCAAAAAATACGAAGTGTACCTGTGTTCTGAAAATCACCCCACGGTCGGAATCGGTCATTTGATTACGGCTGACGACCCGGAGTATGGCCAGCCAATCGGCACAGAGGTGAGCGAGGATCGGGTCAATGAGGCGTTTGACAGCGACATAAGGACAACGCTGGAAGACTGCCGGATCATTTTTGATGACTTTGACGGCATGCCAGAGGAAATACAGCTTTGCCTGGCAAACATGGCATTCCAACTTGGCAGGCCCACATTGACCAAGTTTCGGAAATCTGTGGCCTATGCAAATGACGGTGATTGGTCGTCTCTGGCAGATGAAATCTTGGACAGCCGCTGGGCACAAGAACAGACGCCCCACCGTGCCAACCGTATCAGTGACCGCATCAAGGCAGTAGCTGATGGCTAGGGCTGCGCCAGCCAAGGGCAAGGCCAAGGTGAAGGTCACTGCTACTGGCAAACGGGTCAGCTATGGACAAGCTGGCAAGGCCAAGGGTGGTGGCCCACGGGTGCGACCTGGCACCAGCAAGGGCGACAGTTACTGCGCTAGGTCAGCCGGTCAGATGAAGAAAAATCCGAAAGCAGCAAAAAATCCTAATAGCCCGTTAAGGCTATCGCGCAAGCGCTGGAAATGCGCTGGCAAAAAATCACGCCGTTAAAAGGAGAAACGCAATGCCAATGGGTAAAGGAACTTACGGTAGCAAGGTTGGCCGTCCGAAGAAAAAGAAGCCGATGAAGGTTGCGGCTAAAAAGAAAATGGGTGGCCGCATGGGTGGCCGAAGCCTACGCAGGGTGTAGGTCATGGCACCGCGCAAAAAATCGTCTGGGCCAAAGCCGACAAACCCGAAACTGTATGCAACGGTCAAGGCGGCAGCAAAGCGGAAGTTCGATGTTTTTCCGTCAGCTTACGCTAGCAGCTGGCTTGTTCGCGAGTACAAGAAGCGTGGCGGTAAGTACAGCGGAAAGAAACCCACATGAGCCTGACCAAGTGGTTCAAGGAAGACTGGGTTGATATCAGCGCACCAAAGAAGGGTGGCGGCTACAAAAAGTGTGGCCGCACCTCTTCAGAGCGAGGCAAGCGTGGCTATCCCAAGTGCGTGCCAGCCGCAAAGGCAGGGCGCATGAGCAAGTCGCAG